CAGTCTTTGATGGTCCTGGAAAGTATAAGGATGTCCTCATCCTCGGCGGTGGCGACGGTCTGGCAGCACGGACGATGTACGACACGCTGGGTGAGAAGACCATCAATTCTGTGACTATCGTAGATTGGGATCCCGAGTTTGTGGAGTTTGCCAAGACCCTTCCCGAGTCGGGTGGTGCGCTCACCGATCCACGCACGACCCTCGTGTTCGAGAACGCCCTGGACTTTGTCAAGAAGGGCGGGCGGAAGTACGATGCGATCTTGATGGATCTCCCCGATCCCGATGGCCCCGAAATGGAGACTCTCTACTTTGAAATCCTGAGTCGGGTTCATCCACTGTGCAAGAGCGATTGCATTGTGGTCTCGCATGTAGGTCCAGTGAGTCTAGACAATCATCATCCGTGCTGGGACTTCATCAGGTTGTTTCATAACAACATGATGGATATCCTTGGGTACCCGGAGATTACGTTGAATACGCGTTACATTCCATCCTATGCTCACGAATGGGCGGTGATGGCGGCATATATGGGTCGTACCTGTCCTCAGCACGATACGAACCGCAATTCAGATATTATGGCAATCTACGACTCGGTGCTCACCGGCGGCCTGCGCGGCGCGTACGGCGGCCGCCCTTAGGCATAGTTGTCGGCGCACCCGAATAGGGCGTCTGGGCAGGGTGGCCGCTCACGGACGCGGGGGCGAGCTGCTGACCTCCACGGTGACGACCGCCCGACATCAGCGCGGGGTTGCCCTTCCACGTGGCGTCAGGGAGGCGCTGGGTGGGGGCCGCACCGTCAGACAGGACGGAGCCCGTGTAGGGGCCGCCCGCGAACGTGTATAGCTGACCTCCACGGTGCTTGCGCGTACGACGGCCGCCCATCGGGCCCGCCTTGCCCAGCATCTGACCGCCCTTCTTGGCGCTCTTCCACGACGGCTTCGCGGCCTTCATCGCATCGCCCAGCGACATACCAGGCTTCTTGAAGGACATAACGTGCTTGATCCAAGGGCTCATTTTTCCACGGCGACCACCATTCATATCGTCGCTCATTTTATTCTTTAGGTAGACTTTATTGTGAAGTCGTACATGGGAGATGCCATCCTCTTGGGCTGGAACGAGACGTTCGGATTCTGGGGTGCGGGCTCCTTGTATGTGAGCGGGTTGTAACGGAGCGGGTCAGGCTTGATGGCAAACGAGCTCTCCAGAAATTTTCCAGTATAGAGTTCCATGGCATTGTCTAGGCTGCCGTACATCATGCCAACCCACTGGCATCCGTAGCTAAAGCAGATTTCAGGGTTGGAATTTTTGAACGCGGTGGTGTCCATATCGGGGACGACCATCGTGATATTGCGCTTGTTGAACTCGATGAGCTCTTCGTGATCATACGTTTGCGCTGCCTCGGTATATGTCAGGCGCCGCATGTGGGAGGACGACCACGAGATATTCACCAGCTCTTCCATTCCATTCCCCTTGGTCGCATCGTCAGAGGTGATAATGAGCTTGCCCATGAGGTTGCAGATGGGTTCCACTGCCAGGTTCTTGCGCTGGTAACTGTACGACGAATTCAACATAAACTTGCGAAGAGTGGTCTTCATAGTATCCGCACACTCGTTGATGAGAGCCGTATTGTTGGTGTGGAAGACGATAGAAACCACAAAAGGGTTCTTGTACCCTGCAGTCACATCGGCACTAAAGGCTGAATTGGCGATCTCGGTACAGCAGTCCTCAAACGGCAGCGTATTGTAGGTCAGCATCTTCATGGACTTTTTGCTTCCTACGCCGACCGCTGCCTTCTTATTGACTTCATAGATGTGCAGCTCGACGAGACGGCTACCTGCGCGAATGACCTTCTCGATTGCCTTGGGGGTGATGTACGTATAGACGGTGGTCGCAGGGAGAATGGTGTATCCCGACGACGCCATATAGTAATCACACAGCGTGTCCTTGTTGGGGCACGCTAGAGGGGTAGGTTTAATGAGATCAGAGTAGATGTTGAGGTTCTTGGTGAGAACGTCGCTTCCAGGAATATTTCCGTTCAGGTGGATCACAAAGAAGTAAGTGACGAGCGAAACAATCAGTAGCGCTCCGCCGACAAGCATCAGTAGAGGAATACGACTTAGCCACTCTGACCACTCCATTACTACTACGTGCGAGGTTGTTTAGAGCGAACTTATCGTAGTCCAACAATGAACGGGCTTATCGGGATAACTGTCTCGGTAAATTTCTCAGATTTTCTAGAACGTATCCTGTCACACAACCAGCAGTTTTTTGAGACGTGGTTTATTGTCACCGAGGAGACCGATCGCAAGACCATTGATCTGGTCGTAAAGTCTGGGTACAGCAACATTGAACTCCTGTTCTATGATTTCAAGACCAGCGGTGCCTCGTTTAATTTCGGAGGAGGTCGTCTCACGGCTCAGAAGATCGTGCATAAACGATACCCTGGTCATCCTGTCCTCATACTCGATTCGGATATCCTGCTTCCTTCCAACTTCGCCGATATTATGAAAGACCTTGAGTTGAAACCTGATACCCTGTATGCCCCCGAGAATCGTGAAATCTACAATACCCTTGAGAACTTCGAACAAGGTAAGGTCGATCGAGTCGGGCCTGCTCCTTTTATCGGCTTCTTTCAGCTCTACCTAGCAGATGATAAGTATCTCTATCGCCAATCAATGAACTGTTATGTGTGTGACGATCATTTCAGAGACAGGTTTGTGAATAAGGTACGAATCAATGGACTCGTAGTGAAACACCTTGGACCCATCAGTACGTATGGTAACGGACGAGACTCACTTGCGTGAAGTCTTATACTCAAAGAACATGGGACGCATCAGCTTGATGACATCGTCGGGGACTTTTTCATCCATCGGGATATCGAACAATGAGCAGTGAAGGAAGTAGATGCAGTACATTCCACACTGCGATCCTTTGAATTGGTGACGGGTGTTATTGTAGAACAGCTTCATGGGCTGTGGGTGAATTTTCAAGGAATCAATCTGACCTTTCCAGCGCTCCATGAGCCGCTTGACTTCCTTCTCGGGCGCGCGGGCATAGGAATCAAAGTAGGTCATCTGCGGGTACTCTAGCTCTGGACGAATATCGGCAAATCCTGCGATCCAGTGTTCGCCAGGTCCGTCGTGCGGGTCGGTATTGAACACAATTCCAATGCGGCGGTACCCTTTCTTGTACAGCTCTGAAATACTCAGACTGCACAGGGAATTTACCAGACACTCTCCCGTCTTCTTGTGCAGGTCAAAGTCGATGGGAACCGTGCCAACGTAGTAGTAATCGGGAATCAGTTCCTGGTAATACTTCTGCGTCCTGTCAATGTCATCCGAGGACAGCCACTCTTCGCTATTGACTTTCCACGAATTGGGAGCCGCGGGGCGTTTCACGAGAGCGCGAACGACGCACTCTGGAGTTCCTGCGTCGCACACATTCTTTAGACGGGCAGTAATCTCCCGCCAAGCAGTCTCTGTCTTTTTGATAGCAGGCTCGTGCGGATGTTCCTTGTTGTAGGCCAACCGCAATTTCTCGACTTCCCGCGGATCCATCTGTTGTTCAAAACGGATCTTTCTTTTTCAGGGGAGGAAAGGTATCATACACAGAATGAGCATTGATCAGCGTGACCTCGTGAAGGCCGTTCGCAACTACCGCGCCATCGATGACAAGCTGAAGGAAATCAATAAGGAGATCCACAAGCTGCGCGAGAACAAGAAGTTTGTCGAGAACGAGATGAGCGACATTCTGCGTCGGCAGAACTTTGCTCACATCTACAAGCTGGAGATCGCGGATGATGGGTCGTATATCCGCATCCAGCGCCCCGAGACGTGGAACAAACCCTGGTCGATGGGTGCCCGCGAGCTGCAGGGCCATATCGAGGAGTACTTCAAGACGCACGCGGGTCCAAATGCAGAGGGGTGCTACAAGTTTATCGTGGATCGCAAGAAGAAGGATATGGTGGCCAAGGAGTTCGCCTTTACGCGGATGATGCCTCTAGACAACAATGACGACGGAGCGGGAAGTGCTTAAGTGGTTGCACACTGAGACGCAAGATGGTCAGCTGAATGAGGACGAGGTCAAGTCCTTTTTTTTAGAGATTGAGCAAGCACTCTTTGAAAAGAACTTACTGCGCCCAGACTTTAAGAAGTACAAACTAGTCTTCTATCGCCAGTTCTGTGACAGGATCTATGAGCACTCACGATAAGATTGTCAAGGACTTTCGGGATTTTCACGGGCGGCTCAATCATATTGGAGTGGGGTGTCAGTTTTTCTCTAGTATTTGCCCCATCTGCGACATCATTGTTCGAGAGCAGACGGATGTATATCCAGCTGCTATTGAAGAGCTTCTGTGGCCAGTCATTCAGCGGTACTGGAGTCGCTGGGAACGGGATGGGTATTCTATTGCACAGAGGCTGACATCGGCTGAAGAACTATGTGCATCCCTGTCGTTCGATGTGTTTGCGCGTT